TCCGATTAATCCACCTTCGTTCATAGCGGAGATAAGTCTTTTGACATTTCCATCTAGAACTGCGTGTGGGTACATTCTTTTATTTTTATTGACGGCATCAGCTTCTTGAAATTTACCACGGAATTTAAGGACTTTACCTGGGTCATTAGATTCGTGTAGATCCATTTCGTTTAGGATACCGCCGCAACCGCCTAGAATTAAACTATCTTCATAGACATCTCCAGCGGAGAAATCATTATGCTCTAAAAATAGAGTAGAATTATTGAACTTACTCATTTTTCTCCTGGTGCTATGTTATTTGTTAACTACTAGGTCGGCTTCTTTGCCATTATTCATCTGATAACTCTTCGGAGTTTCAGCATTTGGTGTATAGGGATTCTGCAAGGCTGGCCAAGTATCGCTCCCGCCAGAGTGACCTAGTAGGTCGCTATCGCTATCGATATTCTTTTCGCCTTTGATCTTGTAATCACCGAAAGTCTTAGGTACGTAAGGGTTGCTTAGGGAAGGATAAGTTCCGTCGCCGCCGATATTGCCCCAAGAGTTATTTCTCATTTCTTTGGCTTGACCATTTTTGTAGCTATTTCCGTCGCTGACGGGAGCTTCATCGCCATAGTCGCCTGAGAAGTCAGAAGATGGTGCATAACCTTGTTTGGCGTTTTGTGCCATTCTTGGATGATCACCACTGACGGTGGTATGAACGTTATTTGAAACGGACCATTCACCGCTTTCGAGATTAGTTTCTACCAAGTGACTTAGGTATTCTGCGGCTGCGATAGCTACATCAATACTTGGCTCAACTTGTTGTTCGATGATTGCTGCCAATTCGTGTAGATGGCTAGCGGTTTCGCTCTTTAGAGTTTCATTTTTATTTGAATCGGCGATACCGTAGACGCTTCTTAGGGCTTCATACAAATCGATGTATGCTTGCATTTCTAGAGCGGCGTTTTCATCTAGAGTTGGGAAGAAACCTTGTGATACTCTGCTGAAGGTTTCGAATGCATCTTCTTCTGTATCTTCGGCTTTGACACCGGATAGAGCTAGGATTTTCGAGACACGATCAACGTAGGTTCCGTGTGCTGTTCTTAGAATAGCTTCTGCCATGAAGTCACATGTTTGGTCGTCGTAGTTAACAGCGGCGACTGTGTTTAGTGCTTCTGCGATAACGGAGGCTAGTTCTTCTTGAGTTAGATAGAGAACGTTTGGCCAACGGCTAACGATATCTTCTAGAGCTTCTTGCAGTTTTTCGGAATCGGACAAGGCGTTTTGTCTTTTTAGGACAGCGACTTGTTTACAGAATTCGATATTTTCTGCTAATTGTTTTGCTCCACCACGTAGAACTTTAACGTCTGTGTCTAGGGTTTTCCAATTGAAGGAAAGCATTTTTGCTTCGTTACGGGCTTTAAGAGTTGGTACGGAGATGTTATTTACATTTCCTTTATCATCGAAACCGATGACGCTTTCTTTAAGGATCTGGCCATATTCTTTGAATTCGGCATATTTTTGAATGTTTTCACATAGGTGAGCCCATTCTCTCATTTTCTTGGCTTTTTCGCCTTTTGTTTTGAAGCCCAAGACAAGTTTGATTGATTTTGGGGCTTTTTTCTTGCCGAGTTTGCTATTTAGTTTCTTTTTCTTTTTGACGTTAGCTTTGGCGTCAACAGCTTCAGTGATATTACGTTTGAAGGCTGGAATACCGATGTAGGTATTAAATAGGGATTCGGCTTGTGTATCATTACCATCTAGAACAGCGTCTAGCATTTGTGTTAGAACATCTTTGGATCGATTAGCTTCTGTGGCTTCGTCGATAACGAGTTGTTCGATTTGGTTGAATTTCACAGAGGATTCATTCATTTTATAATTAGCGTGAATGTATGTACCGTCATGTGATTCGTACAATGCATCTTCTGCACCGTAGCATACTAGGCTCAAACTTTCGACTTCTAACGCATTGGCAAGAATTGGCTCGGCTCCAAGCAGTTCCCTCTCTGCCGTCGATAGCGAACTTGTTTGAATGTTTTCAAAAACATCGTAGCTGATGAGTTTTCTTTTCATAATTTTGTGTCTCCTAAACCTCGCTTGAAACGTCTTTAGACGTTGACTTCTTGATTTTATATAGCAGCCATACTTGATTTTTTACTAAACCAAATATTAAAAAGTTGTCATTCACTCATATGTATAATATGCACTAACGCACAAAAACCAAAGGAGTTGTAGTGAAAACTTTTAGTGAATATCTTAAAATTAGAGAAAATGAAGATAATCAGGAGCCGTCAAGTCTTAATCCTACAGAGTCTGGTAATAGCAGTGCGCTTTTCAGAATGATTCGTTTAGCTTGGAAGGCTCACAACAGTGAGACGAATGCATTTTTCAAAAAACTAGCTAGTTTTGACCCAGAAATAGCAGAAGAGTATCAGCGGTTGGATGATTCGGATTTAGCGTTACCGAATCGCAAGAAGGATTCGGATCAGGATGAAATACGTCCACCTAGTGCGGATACTGGATCTGGTCTCAATGGTGATGAGCAGTCTGATTAATTTCCCAATAAATTTATTTTTACTGACTTAAGATAATCCTCCGTAATCTTTATAGTTCCTATTTCTGGAAGCACAGCATCTACTTCACAAAGTGGGCAGAGTGCTGTTTCTCCTTGATCTGTGTATTCTTTTATATCTTCTGGTTTAAAAATAGCATTACAATAATAGCATCCGGCTTTATTAGTCATTGCTAGGCTATTTTTATTTCTGATTGCCATTTGCAATGGATTCATTAGCTGCTCCACACTTGTTCCGATATATTAAAAATTTTTGCTACAGTTTCTTTGTTGTTATGTTCTTCACACAAGTTGAAGTAAGAATACGTATCGACACATGCTGACAATTGCGTCCATTCTCCGCATATTTTGCACTTTTTTTGTTCGTGTTCATTTTTAATATTTAATCGCAGAGTATTATCTAGCTGATATTTTTTATAACAATCTAGTGCTTCTTGTGCGGTATTATGTCCGGTGGAGTGATATTTATCTTTTGAGATTTCGTGTTCTTCTATTTGTTGCTCTGACAGGGCATCTTTTAAGATATTATCGTTTTTGAATGAATGAAATTCATGGCAATAACCAATTGGATATATCATGTTGTTATTTTGACATGTGTAGTCCCATTTGCCATCTTTTCTTTGACACGGCGAATAATAGTTCATTTACATCTCCGAATAATCTGGGGATTCTGCATCCATTTCTTGTCCATAATCCTGAATTTCTAGGTCGTATCGTTTAATTTCTTCAGGTTCTGGTTCTGCGATAGCTCCACCGCTTCCGTTTTGTGATTTCGGCGAATTAGGTGCGGGCATACCTGCTCCTCCATCGGAGCCTTCTGCTCCTGGTGCTTGGTCTTCTGGTTTGCCTTTATCGGGTTCTCCTTCAGGCGGCAGCATTGGGTTTGGTCCACCTGCTTCTGATCCCATTTGAGGTTCTCCGGTTCCTGGCATTCCGACGCCCATTAGTTGAGGATTTTGCACTAGAATTTGCAGTTTTGCTTCTTCTAGTTTTTGGATCTTCATACGAGAGATCATTTCTTCTGCATCTTCTGGGGTGAGTTTGATAATTTTTGTTAGGATATCCCAATCGGAATACAACAAAGATCCTTTGAGTGCATTGGCGTTGTTTATTCTATTGTTATCAATTTCTGCTCTGCTGAGTTCTCGATATTCAGATGGCAGTGTGAGTTTAATGGTAAGATCTTCGTAGGATTCTTCTGGAAATCCACGTAGTTGTAGGTGTCGTTCTGCGATTTCCCACAATCCATCTTCAATGTGTTCTTGGATTCTTTCGATCATTCTGGCGAATTTAACGTTTTGGTAAGACAGTTGCATTCTTGTGGAGGATGCATCTTCATTAGCCATGTAGTTTGATGGAAAGTTTAATGATGTGAACAGTTTATTTCTGAAGTAAACGGCATCATCGATTTCTCCTAGATTTTGGGCACCTGGGAGTGTTTCGATTCTGGTGTTTGAGTTTGGTCTAACTGGAATCCAGAAATCTTCATCAGCGGAAGGAGGGCTCCATTTTTCATCAATAGCAGACGAGCCATCTCCTGGTTTATTGGCGGTTTTCTTTTTTCTTAGAAGATCTTGCATTCTGGTCATGAAGGATTCTGCACGGAAGGATGGCAGTTGTCCTACATCGATATAGAACACCCTTCGTTCAGGGGCACGAGTTAATCTGTAGACGACCATAGCATCTTCCATTAGTCTTAGTTGATGTGCTGGTCCTCGTGCTGGTTCTATTAGGCTTTGACCGTAGGGATAGAATGTTTTACGATCTTCACCTAATCGCATATGAACTATTTGATCTGGTGTGAATCTAATTACTTTACATTGATCCAATTCGGAATCTGTGGCATCTACGACTGCCGACTTGGTCAGTGCTTCGTAATCTGGTCCTTCGTTGCCTTGTTGGAATTCCAAAAGTTTCGCTTTGGTTGTTTCGATTCGATAGATGCTTTCTGGTGGTAGTTCTCTAACTTTTAGAATGCCATCTTTGGGATTATCTGGATCGATGATGCATTCGCCGAACCAATCTCCATTGATGCATAGTCTTTTGGTTAGGCCCCATATTTTGCGGTTAAAGTTGAGCATTTTTCGATTAAGCAGTAAGAATTCTACTTCTTCTCTTACGTCTTGATTTTCGGCCCGAACTTCTAGTACATTTCCTTTGCTGCTTTTTTGACAGTTGTGAAAAATTACGGATTCACCGCAGAAATTTTCATGTTCTTTAACGGATAGGTCATAGACATCTCTTTCGCCTACATCGATGATGCCGATAACTTTTCTGTGATCATTCTTTTTTGCCAACCATTTGATTTCTGCGTTGGAGAATCCTTCTTTACCGATCCAACTTTCTGCACTAGGCCAGTTGTAGCCAGAAGCTTTTGTTAATTGTCTGGTGCTTAGTCCGCTGGCGATCATTCTTGTGATGTGGTTAACTTTTTCATATTTTGCTATGGATTTCCCTGTTTTCCATTCATCTATGAATTGTCGTTCGTGGACCCATCCTTTGGAAAAGGTTCGAATTCTTGGGAATTGATTTTTTTTATTTTGGGTGAGGTCGTAATTGGCTGGGACTCTATAGAATGGCATTAATTCGTCGCCGAATTTAAGGCCGCTTGTCATGGACCATGCTTGATTTTTTAATAGGACTAGGTGGTCATGGGTGGCGATGAAATAGGTGCCATTATCTAGTAGTATTTTTAGGCAGGGTGCTTTTTTAACGAATCTTGGTTCGTAAGCGATTGCCAGGGTATAGTCTTCTTTTTCGAAGTCCCAAGAATAGACGAAGAATTCATCATTAGCTCTATTTTCTGTTAGCCATTTGATTGATTTTTGTCCATCGTAGAGGGTATTAACTAATTCATCACCATCGATACAAGCTTCATCGGCGATTATAGTCATGGCTTGTTCTATTTCGGCAACATTTCTTAGTCTTTCATATTCTTTGTATCTACTTTGTCGATTGCTGACACTAGATAGATCAACGAAGTCATTTCCGACTCGGAGAGCCCCTTTGCCTGTTGACTGCATACCGCCATCTTGACGCACAAAAGGCATGGCATCTGGCGAAGTGATACCGGCTCCATCGCCTCTACCTATTTTAGATCTTTTTGTTTGTGGATCTTCTTCGAAGGCGTGTGTGAAAACTTTAAAAAAATCGTACCACAAAATACTATATTACTCCTATGCTAAACCTTTTCTATTGGAGTTATATAGATGCAAAAACATTTTAATAAAAATTTTATTGACCTAACTGGCCGAAAATTTGGAAAGATCTTAGTCATAGATCACAGCCATTCAGCAAAGTCTGGCTCAAGAGGTAGTCATCATTGGTGGACATGCATTTGTGATTGTGGATCTTCCGAACTAAAAATACTAGGTTCTAGTCTTAGATCGGGCAATACAATATCTTGTGGTTGTTACCACAAAGAAAGAACAAGTGCTGCACGATTCATTGATTTGACTGGCAAAAAATTTGGTTTATTGACAGTTATAGAGAAAAGTTGCAAAATAAAGTTGGAATTTTATTGGAAATGTAAATGTGAGTGTGGCAATGAAACAATAGTTGCTGGTGTGAGCTTGAGACATGATAAAACCAAATCATGTGGTTGCCGACAAGGAAATTTTGTTCATGGAATGTCTAAAAACACTTCCGAATATAAAAAGCATTTATTGAAAGACCCGTCTAGAAAAATTAAGCATCATGTGGGTTTGGCGGTTGGAAAAGTTTTACGCAGGAAAGGAAAGGTCAAAGGTGGTACGACTTTTAGCAAACTACCATATACGCCACAACAATTAAAAGAGCATCTGGAATCTCAATGGGAATCTTGGATGAATTGGGATAATTATGGTGGTAAAAATAATGATCCACGAAAAACATGGCAAATAGATCACATTATTCCACAATCATCTTTTAAATACGATTCTTTAGAACACCCTGATTTTTCAAAGTGTTGGGCTTTATCTAATTTGAAGCCCTTGGAAAAAATAGCCAATATAAAAAAGGGTAAAAAACTTTAATAACTACTCTGTTTTTTTATGCGCAATATACTTTTCTTATCGAGTCATTTGTTTTCTGGATCTAATGAGTTGGCTACTGTTTTGAATGAAAACAGCAGAATTGATTTAATTGAGCATTTGTTAACATATGATCATCCAATAGTTTTGGATTATCTATACAATAGGGGTCACAAGTTAGATAATACAGCGGCGATATACGGCGGCCAGATATTATTTAATAAAGATTTCGGTTGTAAAGCTTTTTATGATTTTTCTAAGTTTATTTATGTGATTCGGTCGGCCAAACCTACATTAAATGCCATAAAAAGATATAGAAAAGAGTATTCAGAATTAACTGCGTGTCGCTATTATTGTTTTAGATTACGTAGAATCTATGAGATGGCCAGGAGCAGCCCAGGCTCGGTTTTTTTAACCGAGGAAAATTTTGCAACTCGTCAAGGGATGGATTTAATTGGCAATCATTTAAATCTCAAGGAGCCTTTGAGAATTCCCAATGTGCCAGAAGTGGTTGAAGATGATTTTTCTTCGCAATTGATTGCGAAGGCTCAGGATTGTTATGAAAAATATTTATATCATTTGAAACAGTTGGATTTAGTAAAAATATGAAGTCTGTAATTAAGAACCCTAAGTTTGCGATTTACGATGATGTTTTATCGCCGGATCAATTTTCTAGTGCTTGGAGATGGATGCAGAAGCAAAATTATTTTGCTGTAAATAGTCAAAATTGGTTGCAGGTGTGGCGATTAAGTGATGGATCGCCAATGGCTGGAGAAGAATATCATCTTTCCAAGGCACCGTTTAAAGATGATGTTTTGAATGCAATTAGTGATTACAGTCTAGAGGTGGCTAAAGACAACCCAGAGATTGTTGGCGATTGGGATGAAATTATTTATAGATGTTATGTTTATCCACGAGGATCTAAGATTGATTGGCACAATGATTGTGGTTATACGGCAGCGTTAATACTTTATATTCATCCTGTGTGGTCTAGTGGTTGGGGTGGGGAGTTGATGGTAGCTGAAATCCCAAATAATGTAGATTTTAACAGCCTTGGCCAGATTGATACTACATGGAAGGATAGTTTTTTAAATATTTGGGGTGCTGGTAATTATATCGCACCTAAGCCGAATCGAATGGTATTAACTCCTGCTGGTGTTTGGCATTCCATTAACAGGGTTGATGCTAATGCTGGGGATCATTGTCGATGTTCTGTTGTGTGTTTTTTCAAGAAAACATCATCCTAGCAGTACGTTTTTGGGTTCTTTCTTCTCGGTTAGTTTATTTTTTTCGATTTGGATTAATTCTTCGATGGCGTTTAGGGCTAATTGAGGAGATTTGCAATTTCTGATATTATCCTCAAGTTGCTTTAGCCACAATTCGGCCATTGTGGGTCCGGTTTGTTGGGGAATTATTGATTGTTCGTCATCTTGGGATGCATTTTTACGCATAGCTCTTTTGACGGCTAGTTTTGCTTGTTTGGTTGCACTTTCTTCTGCGGCTTTTAAGGCCATTTTTATAGATCGTTCATCCATATTTAAAATCCAAATTCTCTTAAGAAGCTATCATTTTTTCTTTTGAATCGTGTGCCTTCTGTTGGCATCATTTTTTCAAACTCTGTTAACATAGTAAATTCGTCAGCATCTTCAGCTTTTAAGAAATCTTCTATACAATCGTTGTCTAATATTTCTTTTCTGATATCTTCATAAACTTCGCTCTTGAAAATTTGAAGCATTTCATCTGGCATATCTGCTCCGATTGGAATGCCTCTCATTTGATAATCTCTAACATATAAAGCTAGTGCTAGAGCCATGATAGCATCATCATGTTTTCCACGTCTTGCTTCTGGTTTTTTTGTAATGGGGTTGAATATAAATGTGCTTAATTCTGTGACTAATCTTGGGCTATTGACATGAAGTGTGCCGTTTAGCAGTCTTTGTTGCAGAGATTGCAGGAATAATGGTCTTCTATTTTTGGTTGTTTTTATACCGGCGCTTTCTTGTTTGTTGTCTTCGTAATATAGATGTTCATAGGCTAGATCATGTTGCAATGTGCTTAGTACTGCGGAACCTTGGCTAGCATTTTCAACAACGATTAAGGCATTGTTGTAGTAATATCCAAGGTGGTTTAATGTTTGTGCGAAGATATGTGGGGAGATGGTATTGCTATAAAATTCTGCAACTTGTTCTAGTGTGCTTTGATCGATGATTTCGGCACAATTATTATCACCAGTATCGCCGACGCCTTCGGCACAATCTGCTGCTAGGATATATTCATGTCCATCGGCTGGTTCTTTCCAGATCCAGAGGGCACCTTCATCCCAGACATGTTTTCTATCTGAGTCTTTATTTCGCCATTTTTCAAATTGTTGTCTTCTAGGGGCGTTATCTCGGGTGGAGTTGGTTAATGTTGTTAGGATTCCGCCATTAATCCAAGTATCACCGGAGCTTAGAAAGTCACGTTCGATTTCCTGTTTCCAGCCTTTTTCGCTTAAAATGGCTCTGGTATCTGCGATCCATTTTGGATCGTTATAGAGTGGATGTTCCCAGTAATCTAATTCGATGATATTAAAAGGATTTTTTCCGGCTTCGGCTTCGTGATAGGTTTCTTCGTACCAATTACCCAAACCATTAACGGTGGAGACGACTTCGCAGGCACCACCCGTTGAAAGAACTGGGTAAAGGGCTTTCCAATGGGTGTGCATATCATTGATGAATGCGGCCTCATCGATAATTAAAATGGTAATGGATTTACCACGAGCGGCTTCTACGGTATAGAACCAGAGGACGGAGCTTGTGGTTTTGAATTGCTTTTCGTGTTCGTTGCATTTATCTGTTTCTGGTTTTAGCCAAGATGGCAATCGTTCCATAGCAGTTTTGGCAACTTCGCCAGCGGCGATAGCTTCACGATCTGTTTTGGACACGACCATGATTCTTTGTCCGGTTTGAAACAGGCATCTCCATAAAGCCCACATAACGGAGATTGTGGTTAATCCTCCCTGTCGGAATTTGCTTAGAATGTTGAATCTATTTTTGCCATAGCAATTGATCACTCTTTTTTGGTAAGAATATGGGATCATTGGGATGAGCCCGGCGATTGGATGGTTAATTCTTCCGTATTTGATGCAGAAATAGGCGAAGCTATTCATGCATTTAATTATTTCTTGTGTTTGTTGTTTAGAATCATAGGCTTCGATTTCTTCGGCGGTTTCGCTGATTCTGATATCTTTTTCTGGGCCTTCGAAATCATAATAATTAGAATATATGTCTCGCCATTCGCTGGTATCCATTAATTCTTCGACGGTATCGAATAGTTGCCAAAATTCTTCAAATTTTATTTTTGGCACAGGGATTTCTTTTCTGGGATTTGAACGAAATATACTTGTTTTTCCATCTTGACTTTCGTCTTGTATTGTGTTATCCATATCTGATTCTTTCTATATTGACCTAATTTATATAGATTTTTAACTATTTTATAATTATGAATAATCAAAAATTAATTCCTGTAGTGTTGATATTAGGTTTATCCGTTGCGATTGCATATAAGCTTAAAAATGTGTCGCCGCCATTATCGTCTGATATTAGACCTGAAATATCCCATCATGATCCAATTCCATTGAAGCCTGTTGCACCTGTTCCGACGTTTGAAGATGCTTTAAATTCTATTGTTGAATCAGAACTAACAAAGAATCTTGTTTATTTGGCATCTAATGAATTAGAGGGTCGGATGCCGGGCAAGCAGGGAAATATTCAAGCTGCGGAATTTATAAAAAATAAATTTGAATCTTATGGATTAGTCACAGAATTTCAAAGATTTAAAATTAATCGTATGAATCCTGGTCCAAAAAATGAAACGGGTGTTGATTTTACTCAAAATATAATTGCATGTATTATCGGCAGTGAAAAACCAAATGAAATAGTAGTTATTGGGGCTCATATGGATCATATTGGTTATGGTCCAGAGATGTCGGTAACTCCTAATCGACGAGAAGTTCATCCTGGTGCGGACGACAATGCCAGTGGCACGGTAGCATTATTGGAAATTGCTAAAGCATTTTCTAAATTGAAACCCAAAAGAACTGTTTTGTTTCAAAGTTATTCTGCCGAAGAAATGGGATTGATAGGCAGTCAATATTATTGTAATCATCCTACTTTCCCGCTTGAGGCTCCTGATATTAAAGCCCATGTATTTATGTTGAATTTTGATATGATTGGTTATTTGGGTAAAGGCAAATATTCTGTTGGATTTAATGCTGGCGATAGCTCGGCAGAAGTCACAAAATTTATTGATGAATTAAATCAAAAATATTCTTTTGCAAAAAGAATAACAACACAAGGACGTTCGGGTAGCGACCATGCTAGTTTTTACAATAAACATATACCAGTAGCGTTTATGCACACTGGCATGCATGATGCGTATCACACGCCAGACGATACGGCTGATAAATTGAACTACCAAGGGATTGAGCAAATTGCACGATATGCATTTGAATTATCTTGGAAGGTTGCTAATGCTGATAGTCGTCCGTTTTTTAATTATGCTGGTTTCCAAGAAATGGAAGTTACGCACGACCACGGTCATCCAGGCGTAGAATTTTTTATCCACAAATATCACAGACATGATTAAAATTGATCTTGTAAGTAATTTGTTTTTTCATATAATTAGCTTTTCTAAACAGCAAGGAGTTTAAAATGACGCATGATCAATTAGTTGCCAAGTTGAACAATGATTTATCGAATGAGTATTCTCATTGGCATTTTTACATCAATGCTGCCATTCGTGTTCAAGGTTTGCATCGAGAAGAATTTCAAGAGTTCTTTTTGAAGGAAGCTGCTGGTGAGATGGAGCATATTGTTGAGTTTGGCAAATTGATTTGTGGTTTGGGCGGCAATCCTACGAAAGAAGTTGCCGATTTTCCCTCTGAGGCCAACACTCCAGAAGAGTTGTTGACCCAGGCATTGATGTTGGAAGAGACCGTTGTGTCTAATTATGTGGATCGCATGGATGATGCCGAGGCGTTGGAGGCAAACGGCGGTCAGGATAAGATTGATGGTCGTTACATCCATATTTTTCTAGAAGATCAGATTCTTGATAGTCGTAAAGCAGTTGATCACATTCGTGAACTTTTAGGATATTAAAATGCCGACAGAAAATGAATTGAAATACTTGTTGACTTTAGAAGCTGAGCATGAAGCCAAATTATTGGCACATGGCACAAGACATATTCGTCAAGGTTATTTGGCTTTTACTAAAGGTATGTCTCTTAGAATTAGAGAGACCAACAACACTCGTTTTGAAATGACTTTTAAGCAAAAGGCTAAAAACAGGGTGATTGAAGTTGAGAAGAAATTGGATGAACGGGATTTTGAGGATTTGTGGTCGATTGCTTGTAATCGATTAGAAAAAATTCGTTATGACGTTGTTGTTAAGGATGCCGAAGGCAACAAATATGGCTGGGAGGTTGATGCTTTTAAGGATCACAATCATGAAACGTATATTGTGATTGCCGAGCATGAAATGCCAGAGGGCATGACTCAGCCGAATTTCATTCCACATATGATCTCAGATCATTTGATCTATGCGGTGCCAAGCACTGATGATAAATTCGCTAGCAAGAAAATTGCCGATGTTAAATATGCCCAAAGCCTCCTCGCAGAATACGTTAATAAAAGCTATCGCTAATGTTAATTTAATTGAAATAGAAGAAATATCCAATAAATTAATTGCATTAGATTTAGATGATGCTCAAACGTTTCAAGAATTAAAGCCGTTTTTGTTGTTAATTGCTGCTCGCCACTTGTTTTTAAACAGGGGGTATTTAGAAGCAGAAATGGTGGTATCGGAGTTACTAAAAGTAAATCTGACCAATGAAAAATTGTATAAATTATTGAATGTGCCAACTTTGGGTGGCAATTTGGGTGGCAATTTCGATGGCATTTTGCAGCATTTCAAGCCTGAAACCTCTTTTGATCACACGGTAATTGCCATAGTCCATTCGGCACTAGGTAATTTCAACAAAGCAATTGATCATTTTCAGAATGCTTTGCGATTATCTCCATTAGATTCCAATTTGTATATTTTTTTAGGGAATCAATTTGTATATTTAGGTTATGTTGAAAATGCAAAATTATGTTTTGAAAAAAGCATTAATGTTTGTTCCAAAAATCATTATGCATGGTTTTTATTAGCATGTCTATCAAACACCAGCTTGAAGGACTCTGCCAAGTATTGTAAACAGGCTTTGGCAATTCAGCCTAATTTTTCTAGGGCCAAAGCTAGAGATGCATTTAATTATTTTTATCTTGGCAAAATGAAATTAGGTTGGGAAGGATATGAAAATCGATTAAACATTTATGAAAATTTTCATACAATTTGCCGTCTTTTTAATCCTACTAAAAAATGGACCGGGCAATCATTAGACAATAAAACCATAATAGTTTTTTGTGAACAAGGTTTCGGGGATGCCATTCAATTTGTAAGATATGTCAATGTTTTGAAGGAAAAGTATAAAGTAAAAATAATACTTCAAACTTTCCCAGAACATGACGAATTATTTCAATCTGTTGCCGATACGTTTGTAATTACTCAGAAAAACGAGCCAATTCTGCCGCCACATGATTATCACATATCGATGTTGAGTTTGCCATATTTACTGGATGTCCCCATACCAGACCCCCCTGTTTTCAAGGCAAAGAAGTTAGATTTTGGAGATGCTATAAAAATAGGCATATGTTGGACTGGCAATGCGGACAACAGCATGGATATTGTGCGATCTTGTCCTCTGAAGTTTTTCAAGCCTTTATATGACATTCCTGGGGTAAAATTGTTTAGTTTTCAAAAGGACAAAAGCAAAAAATATTACCCTAGAATAAATCATTGGGAGGATTTTGCCGATAATCCAGATAATATGGATATTGTAGATTTGGGCTCTGGTTTTAATAATTATTGTGATACGGCCAATGCTTTGGTTAGCATGGATTTAATTGTAAGTGTGGATACTTCTGTGGCATTGTTGGCTGGTTCTTTGGGCGTGCCAACATGGACTTTATTGAATGTTGATGGTGAGTGGAGATGGGGTTTGCATAAAACCACAACACCTTGGTTTAAATCTATGCGATTGTTTAGGCAAAAGAATATTAATGATTGGGAATATGTTATAAACAAAGTAAAATTGGCATTGATCAAAGAAATTAAAATTGGTAATATTCAAGCATCACAAAAAGGAGAATATAATGAGTGAGAAGTATACTTTTGCCGACAATCGTCCTGTAGCACGGTTTTTTTATAAAGGCAATCACACGCATCCTGTCCGCAGAACGATAATTATCATTGAATCTGATGATAAAAAGATTACTGGGTATGAGTTGCGAGAGGGTTCTAGGGTTAGATCTTGCAAAAATGCCCCTATTAAGAGTTATCGACGAGATCGTATTGCCAAAATTGGCCAAATTGACAAGCGACGTGTATTACGTCGCAATTATTGGATTAAGCCTAATGGCTTACGTAGCACCACATTAGTTCGCAGTAGTTTGAAGGAATTGATTCGTTACGGAGCTTAATTTTTAAAAAATGTCATTGTCTTACTCTAAATAGTTTACATGGTGCCACATTCCTTTTAGGATGGCACATCTAAGCGATTATTTAAAGGAAGACAATGGCATATTTTTTTCAAAATGTATTTACGGCGGAATTTCAGGGCAATTTGGTTCTTGGAGACAGACAACACTCCCCTACATTTAAGTGTCGTGGCAATTCTGGTCGTGGCGATTCACTTGTAGTTGCTTGGAAGGAACCACCTTATGATTTGTCTGGTACTGATGGATCAAGTGTATCCAAGGCTAATTTGACAATTTCTTTTGCTATAGACGGTTCTTTTAAAAACTGGACTGATATCGTAGTAAATGTAAGAACGGGAGCGGGTTCTACATCTGCTGTTACTGCTGAAGAAATTATAGCCAATTTAAATGCTGATGAAACATTCAGTGGTAAATTTTTAGCCAGCACAAAAAGCTCTCCATTTGCCAGTGGCAAAAAGAGAATTCAAATAGAGCAAAAAATGCCCGTAGAACGATGTAGATTTTACATCAAGAATGGGGCTGCGGAAGCGGCCATTGGCTTTAATGTTAGAGCCGGTGTTGCTGCTCTTCCATCGTATTTCGAGCGACATACTGTGGCTAATAGGTTTACCTATGATGACAGTCAAAACATGTTGATCAAGCTATCTCCTTCCGGCAGCAATGTTGATGCTTTGTTGATTAATGGTGCCGTTGATTTTAACGGCAATTCTTTAGGCTACGCTTCAGCAAGCGTACCGGAGGATTGGGAGTTACTTCGTGGTCGTGCTGGTATTTTCCAATTTACCAAGAACACTTATGATTCCAACACGCCTCCTAGAGTTACTGAGTCTATCCAGTATCCAGCGGGAGCTTTAGTTGGAGATTTTGCCAAGAAAACTACATATACATATGTCAGTACAAATGTGCTACCCAGCGAGGTTACAGAATTTCCTTATGTGCTACAATCAGGAGATCTTATCACACCTTGATAATTCGGCTATTAAGTTGTTCAAAATAGATTGAATTTGTTGGTGACGTTAACTATATATTTTATCATAAAGGGAGTTATTAAAATGGAAGATATGAAAAAACACTTAATTCATCTGGAAGATGGTCGCAAAGCCGACAAAATTGTTCAGGAAACTGCTGATCCAACTAGTGGCGAAAGCACAATTGTCACAGAAATTCATGTTGAGCCTAAGATTGAAAAACATCTAGCTCAAAGAATTGTTGAAACCAAGAAGCCAATCGTAGTTCGTCGAGAAATCGAAAGTGTTGACGAAGTAACGGGCGAGGTTGTGGAGCGAAGAGTCGAAAGCCTAGCTCCAGAAGCCAAAATGGAATTACGAGAACACATTCAAACAAATGCTTCTGTAGCTGCTTTGGGAGCCAAAGAAGATTGTGATTGTTTTGTGACTCAAGAAGACATGCAACGCACTTTCACCGAAGGTTTCATGGCAGTCGCCAGGGCTTTAAATTCAGATGCTCCAATGCAATCTGGAAATGTAACGATGCAAGACATTGTTGCTGACAAAGTAGAAGGCGATGCCGCAAATTCAGATTGGATGGGAAAAGTCTTGTGGGTTTCCAGCGCAATGCTAGCAGCACTTTTGGTTTATGTTCTGTTCTTTATGTAAAAGGTATGGGAGAGTGTGTTTTACACAACATGTCCTCTTTACAGACTATAAAAAAAGAACATAAAAAAATTGTGGAAACGTATATTGTTAAGAATTTTTACGAATTACAAAAAGCTCATCAATGATGAGCTTTTTTTATATACCCCAATTGCTTCTTAGCTTTTGAATCCAAGATTCTTTATTTTTAACCGCCTCTTTCAGCCGCTCTTCTTTTTCTTGTTTTCTTTTATCAACATTCATTTTATTGGCTGTTTTGTAAAAGCTTTCTACATGATCTTCCCATTCTGGGTATGGAGTGTAAGTAAGTAGCTCACCGGCCATTTCTCTGAATACAAGATAGCCTTTATAATGAACGATCAATTCTGATTTTTCTTCTATATATTTGATATCCATGTGGACCCGTCGATGTAATCCATCAAAATACCAGCCTATTGGAAAGCTGCTCATTTGTTGTCGTGCGGCATCTTTTTCTGACCATCCATAACCATGTGGGTTTTCAATGGGAAATCCAAATGCATCTAGCACCTCTGATGTTCTGATTTCCGAGTCTTCTTGTAGATCGTAGTCTAATGGGGCGGCAGTTCTAGTTACGCCCATAAATTCAGACATGTAACCACTGCCATCATTTTGGACTACGATTTCTTGACCAAGATATCTGGCGATCAATCCTAGCTTACCAGATATACCCATTAATCCTTTGTGGGTTGCTTCTATGGTTCTTTGCTGTATTATTTTCTTTTCGGCTTCATTCATTATAAGTTCAACATATACGAGGTGCAGTTAGGGCATCTGGTGGCATTTGGGTCTATTTTACTCATACAATAACCACAATTTTTTGTAGGTGGAGGTGTAGGCGGCACTACAGGTGGAGGGGTTGGAGTAAGTTCTCCTTCAAATACACCTTTGATTAATTTAACATAAAGGACATATAAAATGAGTGAGATTAGAAAGAAATCCAAAAAGGTTCCCATGCATTTTCCCAATTCCAATGTCATGCCATTTACGGGAGCCCATGTTAAGCCTCTCCAATCAGTACCAGTTTTTGCAACAAAGTAATTTATAAATGGCATGAGCAAATTATTGGAAATTGCTTCTACTGTTTTTTGAAAAGCTGCTCCAACGATAAAAGCCACAGCCATTTCCATCATTCTGCCTTTGAACGCAAAATTTGTATAATCTTTTATTTCTTTTTCTGGAATTATTTCTTCTATATCTTTTTCTATTGCTTGCAATTCATCTGCTATATTGGCGGCGTTTACTTCATCATTTTTAATTTTGTTCATTTAATATCCCTATATAATGTAAATTCTTTTAATGGAAGGAACCATAAATGGGTATTTTAAATATTTTGGCAAATATGTTTGGATACAAATCTGCCGATATTCAAGTTCAAGCCACTAGTAGTCCCGGTAAATATTTATTGAACGACCCCTCAACTCCTGAGCTAAATGTTTCACAAATTTTACCAGCTTTCCCAATAAATCTTCAATTTACGGTTAGTGGATATAATGCCAATGGAGTTGGTTCCACCGTCCCATCAATGCAACGTGCTGTTAATTGTCATATTACGCTTTGCAATTCTATAAATTATTTTCAAAGTGTCATTGGCAAAATAGACAAGCCTGTAAAACAATGGGCTGCCACTCGTAATTTAATGGTAATCCCATCAGCAGGCAAAGATTTCAATGCTTATTATGATCGATCATCTCTAAAATTCTTTTTTGATGTCGATCCTGTAACAAAAAAAACTGTTTATGCTGCTGACTCTATTGATGTTGTTGCACATGAACTGGGTCATGGTCTTTTAGACATTATGCGACCAGATCTATGGAACACTCAAGCTTTGGAGATTTTTGCTTTTCATGAAGCTTTTGGTGATATCAACGCTTTGGTTTCTGTGATGCAATCAGACGTTATAATTCAACATGTAATCAATGCTACTGGCGGGCAGTTGATGCACTCCAATGTTTTGAGTAAATTAGCAGAAGAGCTTGGAAATGCCATTTATCATATAAGCCCTCAAGGCAGAGTATATGGCTATCTTAGAGATGCTAGCGTAGTATTTAATTATGCTGATCCCCACACATTGCATCAACAAGGTCTAGATACTCAATTAGTTGCTGAGCCACATAGTTTCGGTAGAGTTTTTGCTGGTTGCTGGTATGAGATTTTTACTAAAATATTTGATAGGGAAAAAGGCAAAATGGGCAATGTTGTCGCATTTAAATTTGCCCGAGACACTGCTTACTCTTGTTTGATCAAAGCTATAAAGATGGCCCCTAATACAGTTAAATTTACAGAAGCTGTGGCCAAAAGTATGGTTGCTGCTGATAAAATGAAAAATACTGGTTATGACGACATCATCACAGATGTCTTTACTAGAAGAGGCGTTATTCGCCCCACAATTAAGATGCTATCGATTACAGATTGGCAGACTGAGTTAAACAAGCTGGGTAAAAAAGATCAGCTTGTTAAAAAAGGAGATTTCATTGCATTACGCAAAAATAAAGTAAAAGCCTTTAAAATATCTGATCACATTGTTACAGATTTATCTGCGACAAATAATCCACTGTATGATGTTGAAATGGAAGTGCCAACAGAACACTATTATTTATTCGAAAAAGGCGTTTTGGTGGACGAGTCTTATGCTGATGACAACGAAATCTTGCAATCGGCTATTATTTGTGCCGTTTCTATTTTCAATTATCAGGGACTAGGACCAGATAAAATGTGGAATGTTGAAAACGGTAAATTGGTGAGAAATCACATAGCATGTAAATGCTAAATAAAAAAGCCCCTGAAAAGGGGCTTTTTTATTGATTTCGGGTTGGCACACCTGATGGATCGAATATAATGGTGTCTAGTTGTGCATCGATTTTTTTATAGATTAACTCAGCCATATCTTTATCGCCAAGATAATTGATTCGTATGTTTAGCTTGGTCATGTTTTTATCGGTTTTTTCGATCACAATTGAAAAAGTGTTTTTCTCCCCAGCGACAATATAATAGCTATTGTTTTTAGCTTCATCTTTTGATATAGATAAATTTAGGTCGGCCAGGACATGTTTTGTTGATCTGTAAATCACAGATGGATCTTCTTCGTAATATTTGTGAGCGTCTCCATTTACCCAATAAATAACGCCAGTCACAGTTGGGCCAATAAGCATTGTTGCCGGTCCACAACCAAAAAATATTACAAAAAACGATAAAATCAAGAAATTTTTAACTAGTTTCAACATATAATATGCCTCCAAGTTATCTACGTTTAATAATTGCTAAAGGAGTTTTGATGAACGGTGATTTTGAGTTAATAGATGAATTTTACCCAATTTATTCCAAAGAAGATGAGGATGAAGACGATGATTGGTCTTGGGTCGATGAAGACGACGAAGACGACGATGAGGAGGATGAGGAGGATGATGATGAAGATGAAGATGATTGGGATGATGACGAAGATGAAGATGAAGATGAAGATGAAGATGACGATGATGACGATTGGTCATGGGTAGAAGAAGACGACGACGATTGGGATGATGATGACGATGATGATGAAGATGATGACGATTGGGATGACGACGACGAAGATGACGATTAAGCATGTCTATTAGCACTGAATATCTAATTAGAACAGGATTGATACGGGATTTTGCAAAATTTCCTTGTTCTGTTTTCTTTAGTAGTAAAAACGCAGGTGATCGTTTAGTGGTATCTGTTACCCGACGATCACCTGCGTTTTCTATGAAAACCTGGAATCTTCAGCAGTGCGATCCCTCACAAGCATTGCCTCCAATGTATGAAAAAATCGTTGACGATCCATTCGAAGATATAAAATCTTTTTCTTCGGAATTTACATCGCTAGAGATTCAGCATAAATCTATTCCATCTGGGGAAAATAGCGTTAAACAGCCCATGCCAGAAGATAGGTATAGATTGTACTTTGATGGTCATCTATCTAATTTTGAAGATCATAAATTAAATAAAGATGTTTGGCTTTGGAATGCTTTTCTATCTGTTTATTACCCGCAACTTATTGTTTTTGGCATGTCTGTTAAAAGGACAATTGGCTTTTATGGCAAATATGCTGAAACAGAGATAACTAACGATCAAAAAGAAATTGTAGAGAAATTACATCCCAAAATATGGCGATGTTGGATGATGTGGAAAAAACACATGTTGGATTTCGATGGGCCTCCAGGTGAATTTTTGTTTTTTAGTATTTAGGAATCTCAAAAACATCATCACCTTTTGGAATTGGCACGTAATCTTTAAGATATTCGCCCTGAGTGTTGTTTCTATCCAATATTGGAATATTTCTTGCCAAGCCTTTATTTAATTTGGTTGGGATAATATCTTTATCGGCATATATTACCAACACCCAGCTATCCCATCTATCTTTAAATTTGGGCACAGTTGTAGTTTGCACGGCTAAGCTGCTGTCACTATTGTCAATCCATTTAACTACATTCTTGTCCTCATCATAATGTATTAAATCCATTGCGTGACCAGGAACTCCCCAAAGACAGCCTCGACCTTCAGCCATAGCTTTTTTAATTAAACTTATACCTGCCGCCTTATCACCGTAGCTTTGTTCAAACTTTACACCTAACGCAGTTAATTCTTTGGCTGCTAATGTAGGAGATGCATAGCTTTTGCATTCCGCCCTACTAGTTAAAGGTGGATTTATTAGTTTGGGCTCCTCTGCCCATCGGCCAATTACTTCAATTGACGCCCAAACACATTGAATTCCAGTTCTATTTGGCACTCTATCTTTCATTGGGATCGGACATTGAACGCCCTCTAGATTTTCTTCTGGGGCATTTGAGATATAAGCCGGGGTGAATTTAGTCAAAACTTCATTCGGCGGCAATTCTTTTTGTAAAGCCAAATACTCTGCTAAATGTTGTGGTGGAACATAAGCATGGTCTTCGATTTTAAAATCTTCTTTGATAAAATTTGCGTATAATAACGCAAAAATAGACCCAATAATAATTACGATTAATAATAGGCGTTTAGATGGCATGGTTTATTTCTTCTTCATTCTTTTTATTTTTTTAACAGGAGGCAATTCCTTTGATCCTGGCAAACAATATGTTGGCATTGCATTTGTTTGCCCCACAGATGGGGACATATCAATAGGGGATTCTTTAGATGGCTCTAAGCCACCTAAAGCTACATATTCCAACCATTTTGCAAAATAAAGGTTCATAAGGTATATAGAAGTATGATAAAAGATTGGAATGGCTTAGTAAAAATATTAGAGATTGAACATGTCTCTGTAGACGGCAAAATACTATGGTCTCAAAACAGTTTGTATAACACATTTCATACTGCTGGAGAACAATTCGTATTAAGTGCTGTATTTAGCGGTGGTGTAAACAACACCTTTATCCCATATAATTATTACTTTGGCTTGGATAACAGGACAACTATTAGTGCCAGTAATACGATGGAGAACATCGTTAGCGAGCCAAGTGCTAATGGGTATGAAAGAATCGCACTTTCTTCAAGTGGCGTATTCAATGTTTCTTTGCAAGGAGCCCATTATAGAGCAGATGGTCCCATTATTTCTTTTGCGGCCACTAGTGGCTCTTGGGGACCAATTAGAAACTTATTCTTAACAACCGAATCAGATAATAATGGCGTGCTTATTGCAAGTGTGTCACTCTCGCAAACCATTACAGTAAATATGGGCGAAGCTGTTAATATGAGAATGGGTTTATCGTTGAAAGACTGCTAAGAAAAAGTAGATTTCAACCATTCTGTTGTTCGTATTTCAACTGTGTGTATCAGCATAATTGCCTTATTGTTTTTTGTAATTTTGCTATGCTCTTTGAAGTGCAAGTATTCAGCGCCTCCGTTGTCGATTGATTTTAAATTATTTGCACTAACTGGCGTTTGATTTTTTTCATACCACTCTGTTTGTTCGATAGCCGTTAATTCTCGCCATTCTTCATCTGTCAATCTTTCTGGCTTGACATAAGTTTGTGGAATTTGAGGCATGTTTATTGCATAACCATTTTTTTCTGTCTTGATGGTTTTATATTCTGGGTTATTGGTAAGCCTATACTTACAGAAAACTTCTTCAGCGGGCTCTGATGTATTTCCTTTATAAAACCAGACTGGTAAACTAGCACCTATGACTTCTATTTCTTGTTGTGATAGCAATTGATTTATTTCATCTGGCGTTAAAAAAATGTTGTGTAAGATCGATAGGATTTTCATGTTTGAGATCGCCTTTTTAATTGGATATTAATTCTATATAATATAGTTATATGTTTGGACAAGGATGTTCTAAATGAAAAAATTCATGCCTGTTTTTTGCATTTTCATGGTCTCTTTAGTGATCTTGAATGTGCTGTTCCCAGTAAAAAACGATCCTATTATTGGATTTGTAG